CAGCCCACAAGCATGGGCTATGGCTAGAGTTAATTCTGCATTAACTGGTGGTAAAGCAGCCAAAGTTGATAGAGATATTTTAAAAGGTAGACGAGATAAAAACAGAAGAGCAGACGGAAGAAAGAAAAAAACTAAAAGGAAAGCATAATGAAAAAAGCGAAAGCTAAAATAAAAAAAGTAATGAAAGGTTTACAAAAAGCATCTAAAACACACGCAGGTCAAGCAAAGACTTTAGGTAGCATAATAAATAAAAAAAAGAAAAAGAAAAAAAATGCCTCTTACTAAAAAAGGAAAAAAGATAATGAAGTCTATGAAAAAAAGTTATGGTAAAAAAAGAGGTGAACAAATTTTTTATGCAACTAAAAATAAAGGTAAAATTAAAGGCGTAGATACTAAAAGGAAAAAGTAATGGCTTTAGAAGTAGAATTAGATAAAAAAAAATTAGAATTTACTGATGATAAAGGTAAAAAAGTAAAAGTAGAAGTTGATTCCGAATTAACTGATAAAGAGGAAGAAGCTTTTGAAACAGATCATCA